GTCTTCGAGGACCACCCGACGATCGACGCCGAACGCGCGAAGCTCTGGCCCCTGATCCGCGCCACGCCGATGCTCGACTGGCAGCTGCTCACGAAGCGCCCCGAGCGGATGGCGGCGAATCTGCCCTGGGACGCATACGGCGACCCCTGGCCGAACGTGTGGCTCGGGACGAGCATCGAGAGTCAGGACTATCTCACTCGCGCGCGGATCCTCGCGACGATCCCGGCCGCCATCCGCTTCATCAGCGCCGAACCGCTGTTGGGGCCCATCGACTTCGACAGCGTGCTGTCGTCGATCGACTGGCTGATCGTCGGCGGGGAGAGCCAGCCCGGCTGCCGGCCGATGGATCCTGATTGGGCGCGCGAGATCGTCGCGAGCTGCGCGGTCGCGAACGTCCCGGTATTCCTGAAGCAGCTCGGCGGCCATCCCGATGCGCGCGCACACGCGAAGGCGACGATCGATGGCGAGCGGTACGTGGAGATGCCGGCATGAATCGGAATGCCGAGCAGGCGCTGCGCTTCGCGGCACGCCAGGACGCGGCGCGCCGCTGCGAGACATGCGGGCGTCCGGCCCAGCGCCTTCATCGCTGGTGCGCGCGCTGCGCGAACCACCGCGAGACGATCGCCGCCCAGCAGCGCACGTACCGAGAGCGCCACCGCGAGACGATCGCCGCCAAGCGGCGCACGTACTACGAGCGCCACCGCGAGACGATCGCCGCCCAGCGGCGCACGTACTACGCGCGCCACCGCGAGACGATCGCCGCCGGGAAGCGCGCAGCGTGGCAGCTCAAGCCGCCGCGCTGCGAGCGGTGCGGTCAGCCCTTGGAATACCGTGGCCGCGGGCGTCCGCCACGCTACTGCGCCAAGGACAAGCCGCGGCCATCGCGGCAGGACCTCATCCTCTCACCGGAACGCTCGATATGACCACCGACGTCGCGTCCTCCGCCGGAGCCACCCTCCAGCTCATCCCGCTCCGGGATCTGCACGAGTCGCCGCTCAACCCCCGGCGGCATTTCGACCCAGTCAAGCTCGCGGCGCTGACCGAGTCGCTGCGCCTGCACGGGCAGCTCACGCCGATTCTCGTCCGCCCGAACGCCGCGGGGTTCGAGATCGCCGCCGGCCACCGCCGCTATCGCGCCGCGAAGGCCGCGGGGCTCACCGAGCTGGAGGCGAAGGTCCGTAAGCTCGCCGACCCCGAGTTCGTCGAGATCCTCACGATCGAGAACGACGAGCGCGAGGGCGTGCACGCCCTCGAGCAGGCGGAGGGCTACCGGCTGCTGATGGAGAAGGCGGGCTACGACGTCGCCAAGATCGCGGCGCGCGTGCAGCGCTCGCACGACTTCGTGCGCGACCGGCTCCGGTTGCTGGAGCTGGTGCCGGAGCTCAAGGCGCAGTTCCTCGAGAACCGCTTCCTACTCACCCATGCGATCATCCTGGCCAAGCTGGCGCCGGAGCAGCAGCAGCGCGCCAGCCGCACCCAGCCGGTCAACCGCTACGAGGGCCATCGAGACGCCGGTGGCCTCTACCGCGAGGATCTCACGCCCGGGCGAGCTGCAGGAGTGGGTGAACGCCCACTGCCGCTTCACGCCCGACGCCGTGCAGCTCGAGGAGGATTTCCCGGAGACCGCGGTGCTGCTCGAGGCCGCCCACGAGACCGGCACACAGACCGTGTACATCACGGACGGCTTCATGGTCTCCCGCGGCGCGCGCGACGTGAACGAGAAGACGATCCCGGAGCGCTCCTGGGAGCGCGCGGACGGCGAGCAGGGCTCGAAGACCTGCGACCGCGCGGTGGTGGGGATCTACGCGGACGGCGACCGCCGCGGGGAGGCGATCGGCGTCTGCATCGCGCGGACGAGCTGCACCGTCCATTGGCCGGCCGAGGTGAAGGCCCGCCAGGCGCGCGAGGCGAAACGGGCCAAGAGCGGCGCGGCGCCGGCCAAGGCGAAGAAGCCCGCGGCGCTGACCGCCTACACCCCGGAGCAGATCACGCAGAAGCGTCTCGTCTCGCTCCGCCTCGCCGCCGTGAAACCCGTCGAGCAACTCCTCGCGCACGCGCATCTGAAACCGTCGAGGAAGCTGGTGGCGGCCGCGCGGGCCTGGGTGGCCAAGGAGGCCGGGGTCACCGGCTCCCTCAACGCGGAGCAGCTCCTGGTGGCGCTCTTCGTGGAGTCTTTTGGAGACGTTTTGGAGTGGAAGCTGAGGGAGCGCCCCCAGACGCTCGCCGTGTTCGGCGTCGACGCGATCCTCAAGACGGTGACGGTCGACACCTGCCTCTACTGTGGCTGCAGCCAGGAGAATGGGTGCCGGCTCGGCGAGGACACGCACTACCGCGCCATCACCTGCAAGTGGATCTCCAAGACGCCGCTCGTGTGCAGCAATCCGATCTGCCGCGCGCAGTTCGAGAAGGGCAGCGTCTTCGGCGCGGCCGCGGTGGCGCCGGCGAAGGCGCCAAAGCCGAAACGCGCCAAGATTACGCCAGTGACCGCGGCGAAGGCGACGGCGAAACGTGCGGCGCTCTTCCCCGGGGCGGCGACGAAAGACGGCGTGTTTGTCCTCGATGAGGATGACGAAGAGGGCGACGGCAATGAGGACTAGCGCGCGGCCGACGCAGGGTGACGGCCACACGGCGACATCGACGCTCGAGCCCGCGCGCTGCTCGTGCGGCGCGCACCTGGTCCTTGCCTGCGAGCAGGGGTGCGGCGAGACGAACCCGGAACTCGGGATCATGGGCCCGAGGGATCCGATCGCCCGACTCCGCGCCCCGCGCTCGGACCTGGGGCGCCGGCATCGGACCACGCGCGCGTCGGCGCCGCAGAAGATGAACATCTGCGCGCGCTGCCGCGGGGCGTTCCCGACCACCTCCGGCCGGCAGCCGAAAGTGGGGCCGTGCTGCGTGACGGCGCAGGAGCTCGCGTTGCGCGCGGCGAAGCAGAAGCTCAACGCGAAATACATCGTGCGGAGGGCAGCCGGATGACGCGCAGGAATACCCGATGAGGATGGCCGCGTAGGATGCCACGTATTCGATCGATCAAGCCGCAGTTCGCGAGCGACGAGAAGCTGACCCTCGTCAGTCGCGACGCCCGCCTGACGTATGTGCTCATCTGGACCCAGTCCGACGACGAGGGGCTGCTCGGTGCGTCGACTCGCCAACTGCTTGGTGAACTCTACCCGTTGGATGATACGGTGACAGGAGCCGTGCTCGAGAGCTGGATCGCCGAACTGCTCGCCATCAAGGTCATTCGGATGCGCGAGACCCGGGACGGCGCGCGCGTCATCGAGACCGTGAAGTGGAAGGACCACCAACGGATCGACAGGCCACAACCGTCGAAGCTGCGCGCACTTCTGAAGCCGCTGGCGGCGCATTCGACGAACGATTCGACGAACGATTCGACGAACGATTCGACGAACGATTCGACGAACGATTCGCGACTGGAGGTAGGAGTAGGAGTTAAAAGCTTAACAGCGGGTAGTACTCACAGATCTGTGTTAGGGAGAAGCGCGTCCACAATTCGTGTGGATAACTCAAGCGCACCGCCCGCTGACCAGCCACCACCCGCTGAACCGCAACCACCCGCTCCGCTGTCCTCTCGCGAGGACGTGAACGGCAACGGCGCCAGCAACGGCCCCCGCCCGCTGCTGCCCGAGGCCGCCTTCAACCTCCTCGCGGCGTTCTACCGGCGTGCCACTCCCGAGCGCTACGCCGACGTGCTCCGCCAGCTCGGGGAGACGCTCACTGATGGCGGCACCAGGTTCGAGCGCGACTGGGTGCGTGCCGTCGACGACAAGCACCTCGAGTGGGCCTGCGTGCAGACCATCCGCGCCGGACCCCAAGATCACGGCAAGGCCATCGTGTTCGTGCTGAAAAAGCTGCGCGACACGCGGCTCGAGGTGCTCTCGGCCAGGACCAAGGTGAGCGAAGCGCGGCCCCCTCTTCCCGCGGAGACCTGACCCGGATGCGCGCGCAGCGACCCGCGGAACTGGATGATCTCGACCGATGTGCACGGCCGGTGGTCGCGCGGGGTGTCGCCGACGTCGACGCCGCCTGTCGCGAGCTGGAGGCGTCACACCAGCGCCACGTGCGCCGAGCCCGCGCCGTGCGCGTCGCCGCGTGGTGCTGCTTCGCGATCGCGCTCGCCATGTGCGCGGCCGTCGCCTGGTCCAGGCCGTGACCACCACGCTTCAGGTCGCCACGGCGCCGCATGTCCGGAGCGAGAAGGCGGAGGAGCATCGCTGCGATACCTTCGCCGCGTGCTACGCGGGCCGCGATCGCGTCGTCCGGTTCTCGCAGCCGCGGCACACGATGCAGACCTTGGGCATTCCCGATCGCCGGTACCGGCTCGCCGGCGTGGCGTTCTGGTTTGAGGTCAAACACCAGGCCGGACGGTTGAGAACTGAGCAGGTAGAGTTCCTGGAGGCCGAGCTCGCGTATGGGTGCCCAGCCGCGTGCGGGACACTGGACGATCTCGTGGCCTATGTCAGCGCGCTCGTGGGAGCACCCTACGGCGCGTCGCGCGTGGCGCTCGCGTGCGAACTCGGGAAGCGTCTGATCGAGAAATACCGGGTGCCGGCGAAGGTCGCCCGGCGTGGCAAGCTCCGGTGAGGAATGCCAGCAACCGCCCGGTGCCCCGCCGCTTCGCGCGTGAAGCCGTCCGCGAGCCGCACGCCCTGTGCCGCGTGCCTGGTTGCGCGGGGTCGCTGCGCTTCGTGACGGATAGCTTGGGCCGCATCGTCGACATCTGCCTCGGCTGTGAGCGGCGCGTGGAGTACGTCCGTGCGCTCGAGGCGATGTGCGGCATCAGTCGGCCGCCCGGCGCCCCCTGCCGCCCGCCCGCCCGCGCGCGCATTGCGGGGGCGACACCGCTCAAGATCCTCGCGCTCCTCAAGCGCCATGCGCGCGCGGTCGGCGTCGCGCGCATCGCCACGGAGCTCGGCAGTCCGCGGGGCCGAGTGGACGCGGCCTGTTCGGGCTTGGTGCGCGACGGGCTCATCACGCGCGAGCGCCGCGGGCGCTACACGCTCGCGCCCGCCACTCCACCTCCGCTGAGGTCCGCATGACCCCACCACGCCCGGAAGATTGGGATTACCGCATCCTGCAGATCCGCGACGCGCCGAGTTTGGAAGCGGCCACGGCCGTCGGCTGCGAGATCTTCACCAAGGACGGCTTCGAAGTCCTGCAGTACGTCGGGCTCGACACGGCGGTGCATCCGCCGGCCTTCCGGTTCCTCGCGCGGCGGCGCAAGAAGCAGATCGTCATAGCTGATCGCTTGCCTAGCGGGCCGGAGCACGTAGCGTGACCGGTATGGGGAAGACGCGCGCGCGCCCGGTGCACCACAGGACACCACATCGCCGGCCGCCGGTGAAGCGGTTCCTGTCGGCGAAGCAGGAACGGTTCTGCGTGCAGATCGTCGCCGGCGGCACCGCCACCGACGCGTACCGCCTGGCGTACGGCTCACGCGCGAAGCCGAAGACCGTGCACGAGCTGGCGTCGCACCTCCTGGCGAACCCGAAGATTCAAACGCGCGTCGCGGCGCTGCGCGCGCCGGTTATCCAGGCGGCGCAGCTCACGCTGGCGGACCATCTCGACGAGCTCCGCGTGATCCGCGACCGCGGCAAACGCTCCCGCAACTTGCGCGTGGCGCTGAACGCCGAGGAGCTCCGGGGCAAGGCGAGCGGCCTCTACGTCGAGCGGAAAGAGATCACGGGCAAGGGCGGCGCGCCGCTGGGCCCCGTGTACGACTTCTCGCAACTCACGGACGAGGAGCTCGGCACGGCCGAGGCCTTGGTGGAGAAGGCGAAGCGCTGATGCCGGCCGTGGCCCTGTTCGACCTGGACGCCGCCGTCGGGCCGCTCGGTCAGGACTTGACGGGGCTGACGGCGAACGACATCGACGTCGTCCTGCTGTCGGTGCGCGGCTTCCAGACGAGCGACGTGCTCACGGGCGCCGTCTTCACGGCGAAGGTCGCCCTCACCGACAGCGACACGGCGCCGACGACGATCCAGAAGACGTGGACGCCGACAACCCCCACGGGGCCGCTCCTGCCGAGCATAACGGCGCTCAGCCCCACGGCCTTCCTGCTCGCCTTCCCGCTCGTGCAGAGCGACACCCTGGCCCTCCTCGTGCCGCGGTTCTACAGCGTGCGCGTGAGCCTCCTGCGGCAGGGCATTGCGTACACGCGCACGCTCCAGACGGGCGTGGTGTCGGCCGTGCTGGGCTGGACGACCTTGGGGGGCGCATACGACGCGATCACGCTGCAGGCCGCGGAGCGCGTGGCCCTCACCGGGCAGTTGGGGTTCGTCACGGCGGGCGCGATGACCGACGCGCACCTGCTCGCGGCCGTGGGGCTGGGGTGCTACTGGAAATACTCCGGCAGCTTGGGATCGCGCAGCGACCTCAACCCCTTCACGCGCGCGAGCACCGCCTATCAGCTGAGCGCATCCGGCATCTGGACGAGCGTGGGCAACAACGTGCTGCGCGACGGGCACTATCTCCTCGACGGCCTCCAGCGCACGCTGCTGGAGCGCGCGTCACTGAATAGCGCGCTCTGGTCGAGCGATGCGTCGAATGCGGCATGGGGGAAGGCCAACCTCGGCACGCTCACGCCGGTCACCTCGTGTATCGCCGGGCAAGTCGCGCAGAAGCTGACGACCGCCGGGCTCGGGAATCCGGGTCAGGTCTTTCAGAATATCGGAACATTTGTCAACGGACAGACGGATACCCTCTATTTCATCGTCGAGAACGTCAATGCGGTTGCCTCGTCGCTCGGGATTTACGATGCTACGGCCGGCGCGTGGGTCTGTCTCGTGAATTATACGTGGGCGACCGGGGCGACGACGCTGAATCAGGGGACGGGGACCTTCGGCTCGCTCCTGCTCAAGGCCGTGGGGCCGAACGATGGCGCGCTCGCGCTGATCTGGGTGAGTGGTACTGGCACGGGCGCGGGCACCGGCGCGGCTGGGAATGGTCGTAGGGTCTATCTCTATCCGACCGGAACCGGAAGCAACGCGCTCGCCACGATCTTCCATCACGGCCAGTTCGAGGCGACCTTCGCGAACTCGACGAGCCCGATCGTAACGGGCGCCGCGGGCGTCTCGCGGTCGGTCGACAGCACGCTCAACTTCCCCTTCGTCCCGACCGCCGCGCAGTGCGCCGCGCTGGGCGTGACACTCTACGACGACCTCATCATGCTTCGCGCATCGCTGCAGACCTTCCAGAGTGCGACCACCGTGCTGGGTGGCACGCAGGTCGGCGGAGTGAACATCTTCGAGCTCTGGAATGGCTCCGCGGGCGAAGGCCAGCCCGTGACGGCGCAGCTGCGCGGCGCCGCTGGGACAACGTCCGAGTCGGATGCGACGGCGCTCGCCTTCGTGCCGGGCGATCGACTGCAACGCATGGTGACGATCTCGCCGCTCGGCGCGGTCACGATCACGGTCGTCAAGAATGGCGGGTCGCCCTCGACGACGACGGGGACGGGGCTCGCCGGGGGCTGGCCGGCGGCCTTCACCGCGGCCGTCCTCACACTCAACGACAACAACGCCAACCGCAGCGGCGACATGGCGCGCACGACGGCGGTGCTCGCCCTTGGCGTCCAGACCTTGGCGACGATGGCGGCGCTCTGATGCCCTCGACGCTCTTCCGCCGCGCCACGGCGCCGCTGCTGACGTGGCAAGATGTCGGCGGCTCGCTGGAGAGCAGCCCCGATCCGCGCTACGTCGTCGTGAGCGCACCGCTCGGCGACGGCTCGCTGGTCATCCACGGCCAGCCGGGCGCGCCGATTCCCGCCGACGCGATCGCGACCGTCTTCGACGGCACGGCCGCCTGGACGTGGCTCGCCTACGGCGTCGGCCCGAGCGCGCTCACCGCGCGCACGTTCTGCACGCCGCATGAGTGGGCGGGCGAGCCCAGCGCGCTCGGCGTCACGCCCACGCAGTACCCGAAGCTCGCGTCCGTCGCTGTCCTCGCCTAACGGAGTCCGCTCATGTCGGGTAAGTCCTCGTACGCCGATGCCGTCGTCAATGCCGCCGCCGCCGCTGAAGCGGCGCTCTACAACTCGGGCAAGCTCGTGATCTACGCAGGGCCCGCGCCCGCGAGTGCCAACGCGGCCCTCGCGGGCGACACGGTGCTCGCCACACACACGTTGGCCGTGACGGCGTTCGGCGCGCCCGTCGCGGGCCTCATCACGGCCGCCGCCATCGCGGCGGTCACCATCGTCGCCTCGGGCGTGGCGAACTTTTTCCGCCTCTTCGCCGCGGACGGGGCGAGCGATTGCATGCAGGGCAACATCGCGAATCAGACGGTGACCTTGACCGCACTCGTGGCGGTGAACGCCGTGTCGATCGCCGTCGCCGCCCTCGCGGCCCCGCTCTACGCAGGGCAAGACCTCTGGTTCAACGACGGCGGCGTGTTGAAGATCGTGAGCGTCTCGGCGATCGCGGCCGTGGGCGCAACGGCCGTGACCTGCACGGCGGTGCCCGTCGCGATCGCGAATGGGGCGGCGGCGAGCGGGTGCGTGATCGTGGGATCGCCGAACTACCAGATCGGCGCCCAGAGCGCCATCAGCGCGCTCGCCGTGCAGGTCAGCGAGAGCGGGACGTAAGGGGCGCCCGAGATGCCCCCTGTCGCCGTCTTCGATGTCGACGCGAGCGTCGGGCCGCTCGCGCAGGACCTCATGGGCGTCCCGATCGCGGACACACCAGAGATCCTCGTCAACGTGCGCGGATTTCTCGCCGGCGACACGATCGCACAGGCGTCGTTCACGGCGAAGGTGGCGCCGGCGGACGCCGACAACGCGCCCACGACCGTGCAGGTCGTCTGCCACTCGGCGCGAGTGGCACCGCGTATCAGTTCGTGTTTCCCCTCTCACCCGCGCAGACCGCCGTCCTCGCCACGCTCCACGGCTACGACATCCGCGTCTGGGTCACGCGCGCGGGCGCCACCATCGACCACACCGTACAGCGCGGGCAGATCCTCTGCCCGCTCACGGCGTAGCCATGTCCAGACAGTCCCACTTCGCGCGCGCGATGCGCACGCGTCAAGACGGCTCCTCCTCTTACCTCCGAGCGCTCATGCAGCCCGTCACGATCACCAACAAGCAGGTCATCGACCACCACCAGGCGTTGATGTTCGTCGCCGCGACGAATGGGCTGGCCGCGGTGAAGCTCTCCAAGATCCGCGCGGCCGTGAAGGCCGCGCACCAAGCCCTCACCGAGACGATCGACGCACTCGCGAAGACCCACGCGACCCTCGGCGACGACGGGAAGCCCGTTCCGAAGATCGGCCCCGTCACGCCGGCGACTGAGACGATGCCGGAGCGACTGGGCGAGCCACAGTTCTTCCGGTTGACGAACACGCCGGCGTACGAGATGGTGCCGGATCACGAGGCGGCGTTCATCCGCGAGCTGGACGCCACGCTCGCGGCCCCGGTCGTGCTCACCGTCGCCCGGCTCACCGAGCTCGACGTCTCAGGCTTGGGCTGCGCGGGACAGAACGGCGTGCCGCAGCCGATCCCTGAGCCCGTCGCGGCGGCCGTTGCCTGTTTCACCGACGTCACGTAACGGGCGCGGGCTCGACGCCGCGCGCGCCGAGGCGATCGAGGACGAAGTCGCGCGGCGCTCCTTCCCAGGCTGGGCGCGCCAGCGGTTTCACATCCTCAACAAACGCGAACGCGACGAGCTCCTCGTCCTGAACCGCCCACAGCGCGAGCTCCTGGCGGCCGAAGCGCGCATGCTGCACGAGGCCGGCCGCGCGCGCCTCATGGCGCTGAAAGGTCGCCAAGGCGGCGTGACCACGTATGCGCAGGCCCGGGCGCTCCACGCGGTCTTCGAGGAGTACGGCGCCGCGGCGCTCACGGTCGCCGACACCGGCCAGCGCACCACCGACATCTTCGACAAGGTCACTGGCTACGCCGTCCAGCGCTACGATCCGAGGAAGCGTCCGGTGCTCGGCAAGGCACGCACCCACGAGATCACCGTGCCCGCGCTCTCCTCCTCGTTCTACACGGCGACCGCGGGGACGGGGGACACCGGCCTCGGGCTCACGCTCCGCCGCATTCACGGCTCGGAGTTTGCGTTCTGGGAGAAGCCCCGGGCGACCTTGAACGCGATGGCGCCCTCGGTGAACCGCGACGGCACGACGATTCTCCTGGAGACCACGGCCTCGGTGTTCGGCTCCGAGGCTCACGCCTTCTGGCGTGAGGCGCGCGACGGGAAAAATGGCTACCGCGCGATCTTTATTCCGTGGTGGCTCTGCGATCCGCTGACCTATCGCGCCCCGCTCGGTGCACCCGATGAGCTCGGCCGCTTGGAAGAGGACGAGACGCTCCTCCACACGCGGCACGGCGTCACGCTCGAGGAACTTAAGTGGCGCCGGCTCCAGATCCGGGAGTACGGCGGCCGTGACGAGTTCCTGCAGCAATACCCCGAGGACGACGAGAGCTGCTGGCTCTCCGCGGGCGGCATGTACTTCAGCGGCGAGCACCTCAAGGCCCTGCTCTTGCAGGCGCCGGCGCCGCTCCGCATCGAGCGCGGTGGCGAGCTCGAAGTGTTCAGCGAACTCCAGGCACGGGAACGCGCGATCGGCGGCTGCGACACGGCCGAGGGCGTCGGCGGCGACAGCGCGACGATCGTCTTTCGCGCGTTCCCGTCGTGGCGGCTTTTGCGCACCTACACGTCGAACACGGTCCGGCCGAAAGAGTTCGCCGCCATCGTGAATGAAGAGGCGCGTGGCTTGGGGCGCGCCTTCCTCGTCATCGAGAAGAACATGCACGGCATCACCGTGCTCACCCATCTCCGCGACGATCACCGCTACCCGGTCCAGGCGCTCTATCACCGGCAGCCGTTGGACCAAGCGCAGCGCGAGGCGGGGGCGCGGATCGGGTGGGCCACGACGGAAGAATCGAAGCCGCTCATGCTCAGCGCCGGGCGTGAGCTGCTCACCGCCGCCGTCGCAGGCCACGCCGGCGTGCCGTGCGCCGCCGTACTGCGCGACGCGTTCCAAGTCAGGCGCGACGACAAGGGGAGGTACGACCTGAACGGCAAGGATCTGCTCGTCGCGGAGATGCTGTGCTGGCTCGGTCGTACGCCCGCGCCTGGCGGCGCGAGCGGCTTCGCGGATTTCGCGCGGGCCAAGCGCGCCAAGCCGATCGCAGAACCGGAGAGCGACGGCTTCTAAGGCGCGCTCTTGCCCACCGCGCCGGTGGCCGCAGGTTGCGGATACCGGTTTCGATATCGCCACTCTCGACTCTCGCTTGCGAGGACTCGGTCATGCCGCTCCCCAACTTCACGTATCTCGCCCCGCCGGGCCTGACGCCAGGCTCCACCGTCCAGCTCCACGACGGCACGACGGTCGTGGTCAGCGCGGCCGGCACGGTGGTGGCCTCGTCCCTGTACTACAACGAGCTGGAGACCTCAGGGTTCACCGCCCTCGTGGCGACCGCCGCGAAGTACACGGCCAACGTCACGGTCGGCGCAACCGTGGCCGCCGTGGGCGACTTGACAGGTGCGTCCCAGTGCGTCGCGACCTACTCGGCGGTTGGTGCGGCGAACTTGACGACGCGCACCGCCGCGCAGATGATCGCCGACGGTGGCCTCGCGATCGGGCAGACCTACGTCCTCCGCCTCATCAACTCCAGCGCCGGCATCACCACGGTGGTGGGCGGGACTGGCGTGACGATCACCGGCACGGCGACGCTCGCGGTGGGCTCCTTCCGCGATTTCATCGTCACCGTCACCGGCGCGGCCGCGATGACGTTCCAGAGCGCCGGCACCGGCACCACCTCGTAACGGAAGCGCTGACACGCGTCGGGCTTCGTCCCCGACGCGCGTCTGCGCCCGGGCCCTCTCATGGCGTCGCATGGCTAGTCCCTCCGGTAAAGGCGGCATCGTGACGCGCTTCGCCAGCGCGGTCATTGATCGCATCACAGGGCGGGTGCCGAATGATCCGGTCGCGCTCGGTGCGCGCGCGCTCACCGCGGCCGACGGCCCCGAGGGACGCGACGCGTTCGAGGGCGGCGACCGCCCGTACTTCCCGCCGGGTCGGCCGCTCCGGCCCGTTGCGCCGAAAGGGTCGACCACCGGTCGGCGGTGGGATTACCCGAGCTTCATCAACCTCACGTATGCGCCGCGCGCCGAGCCCGGTGAGAACGCGATCGGGTTCAAGACGCTCCGCGTGCTGGCGGACCCCGCCGAGGGCGGCCTCGACGTGCTGCGGCTCGCGATCGAAACGCGGAAGGATCAGTTCGCGGCGCAGAAGTGGGCGATCCGCGGCCGGGCTCGCGGGGACAACGGCGGGAAGACGGCGCGGCAAGTGGAGGAGTGGCTCCGCCGCCCCGACGGCATCAACCCGTTCGGCGTGTGGGTGCGCATGGTGCTCGAGGATCATTACGTGCTGGATGCGCCGACGATCTTCTGTTCCACGCATGGCGGCCGCCCGCTCTTCGAAGTCGTCGACGGCGCGACGATGAAGCTCGTGATCGACACGGCCGGGCGCCGGCCGCAGCCACCCTTGCCCGCCTTTCAGCAGGTCATCAAAGGCACGCCGGCCGAGTTCTACACGGCGGACGAAGTGGGCTATTACCCCTACAACCTGCGCCCGAACAAGCTCTACGGCATGGGCCGCGTCGAGCAGGTGCTGACGACGGTGAACATCGCGCTGAACCGTCAACTCTCGCAGCTCTCGTTCTACACGCAGGGCACGCTGCCGGACGCGTTGATCTCGCTGCCGAAAGAATGGACGATGGAGCAGATCGACGATTACCAGAAATGGTTCGACGCGCTGCTGACGGGCGACGTCGCCGAACGCCGGAAGGCGTTCTTCATTCCCGACGGCGCGAAACCCGTCTTCACGAAAGAGCCCGCGCTCAAGGAAGAGATCGACGAGTGGATCGTACGCGTCATCTGCTACTGCTTCTCGCTGCCGCCGACGGCGTTCGTGCGCCAGATGAACCGCGCCACGGCCGAGAACGCGAAGCAGCAGGCGCAGGAAGAAGGACTCGAACCCGACAAGCTCTGGTTCAAGGACGTGATGGACGATCTGCTTCAGCGCATGGGCCAGCCCGGGCTCGAGTGGTATTGGGAAGACGAAGAGATCGTCGATCCGCAGGTGAAGGCGACGGTTGCCGTGTCGCTCTACGGCGGGGCGGCCGGCACGAGCAAACCGATCATGACCTTGGCCGAAGTGCGCGAGATGATGAACCTGAGCCCGGCGACCGCGGAGCAGCTGCTCGAGCTCCAGCCGCCGGCACCCGAGCCTGAGCCCGGCGACGATGGTGGCAACGGAAACGGGAACGGGAACGGCAATGGCGACGGGACGCCCCTGCGCGTAGTGAAAGCGGCCGGGAGCAACGGCCGCGGGAGGTCCCTTCGATCGCTGGAACCGTCTGCGCGGATACGAAAAGCCGTAAGCGAGGCGATCGGGGCGACCGCGCGCACCGCGTTCCGCGCGCAGTTGGACGCCCTCCACCAGGCGCTCGGCGCCGCGCACGTAGGGAAAGCCACCGGCAGCGAACCCGTGACCGACGAGACGCTCGAGCAGCTGCGGAAGGCGCTCGAGGCGTTCTCGTGGGACGCGGCCGGGCAGGAGGCACTCCGGTCGGCGCTCGCGGACATGGCGGCGGACCAATCCACGGCGGCGATCGAGCAGCTGCGGGACTATCTCCCCGGTGGCGACGATGAGATCGCCACCCTGCTGCGCCAGGCGAACGAGGAGAGTGTCCGCTGGGCCGAGACGCGCGTCGGCAACCTGGTCACCGGCGTGTCGGAGACGACGCAGCACGCGATCAACCAGCTGGTCGCCGACGCGATCCGTGACGGCGAGACGAACGAGGAGCTCGCCCGCACGCTCAGCGACGTGTTCCAGTTCTCGGACGACCGCGCGCTGCTGATCGCGCGCACGGAGACGGCGAAGGCCGAGACGATGGGCGCCTTGATCGGCTATCGGGCGTCGGGCGTCGTGGAGCAGAAAGAATGGCTCGCCAGCCCCGACGCGTGCGACGACTGCGCGGAGCTCGACGGCCAGATCGTCGCCGTGGACGACGTCTTTTCCAACGGCGAGGACGGGCCGCCAGATCACCCGAATTGCGTGTGTGTCCTCCTGCCCGTGGTCGGCACCGCCGCCACGGCCGCCACGACATCTTAGGCGGCGTCTTGTCCACCGTCCTGGGCGCCGTATTCATGCGTCCATGCCCGGTGCCGCGCTCCAGCTCTTCATCCCGTTCACCAAAGTCGACGAGGAACGTCGCGAGGTGGCAGGGCGCCTGACGCAGGAGATGGTGGACCGGGACCGCGAGATCATGGACTTCGAGACCTCGCGCCCCTATTTCGAGGCGTGGTCGGACTGGTTCGGCAAGGCGACCGACGGGAAGAGCCTCGGCAACCTGCGCGTGATGCACCGCAAGGACATCGCCGCCGGCCGCCTGACGAACATCACGTTCGACGACGAGACGAAGGCGATCGACATCGTCGCGCATGTCGACGACGACGCCGAATGGGCGAAGTGCATGGCCGGCACCTACACCGGCTTCTCCGCCGGCGGCAGCGTCGTCCGGAAGTGGAGCGAGCCGGGCAGCCCAGGCGTCAAGCGCTTCACGGCGAACCCGACCGAGGCGAGCCTCGCGGATTTCCCGGCCGTCCCGACCGCGACGTTCACGCTCGTGAAAGTCGGCGGCGCCACGGAAGAACGCCATTTCGCGAAGATCGCCGCGCGCACCGACGTCGACCCGAAGGAAGGGAAGGACACGTACGGGTCCGTCGAGTTCGCCGATCCGACCAACAAGAAATATCCGATCGACACCGAAGCGCACGTGCGCGCCGCGTGGGCCTACATCAACATGCCGAAGAACGCCGCGAAGTACTCGAGCGCCGACGTCGAGGCGATCAAGGGTCGCATCGAAGCGGCGGCGAAGAAGCACGGCATCACGATCGCGAAGGTCGCCACGGCGGACGGCGCCGCGTTCGCGAAGGGCCTCTACGACGTCGGCCGCCTGGCCGAGCTCGTCCAGTCGCTCGTGTATCTCCGCGACTGCTCTGCCAACGAAGCGCTCTACGAGCAGGACGGCTCCGGCCTCCCGGCGATGCTCAACGAACACGTGCAGGGCCTCGCGGAATGTCTCCGCGCGATGGTGGACGAAGAAACCGCGGAGCTTGCTCAACTCACCGCACTCGAGGGAACGATCATGGAGAACAAGACCACGACCGGCGCCGGCGAACCCTTCACGAAGGCGCATCTCGAAGCCCATATGAAAGGGCTCGCCAAGGCACATAAGAGCGCCGTGGCGCTCCACAAGGCGGTCGGCGAGCATGCCGAGCACCTGGGCTCGATGGTCGAGAGCTCCGACGCCGAGAAGATCGCCGGCAGCGCGGGCAGCGCGGACGACTTCCAGAAGGTCGCCGACCGTGTCACAGCGCTCGAGGCCGAACTCAAGAAAACGGTCGGCGAGCGCGATGAGCTCGCGAAGACCGCGAAGGAACTCGCCGAACTCGGCGAGCAGCTGGTCGGTACGCGGCGCGCGGCGCTCCGCATCGTCGGCAAGGACGCAGACGATGGCGGCGCCGGCGGTGAGTCGACCAAGACGGCCAGCGGCGACCCGCTCGACCAGACGATCGCCGACACCACGCTCTCGCCCGAGGACCGCGCGAAGGCCGCCTTCAAGAAGGCCTTCCAGAACCCGCACGTGCAGGAGCTCGACTTCGGCAAGGCCGCGAAGGCCGCGGGCGCGAAGTAAATAGCGCGCGCGCGCGCCCAGACCCTCTCTCTTGCACCACGACCCCAACCGGCAGCAGCAGCCACAGGCCATGAACATCAACGAAACCGTCGCAGCGATGAAGGCCGCCATCAAGGAAGGCGATGGCGGCGGCCAGCCGTTCGGCAAGGCGTACACCGTCGGGCTGGGGTTGGTCAACTACGACCTCGAGGCAGGCGCGAAGCTGCTCTTCCCGTGGGGGGAGAAGATCACCCCGCTCCGGAACATGGTGCCGCGCGACACCTCGGTCCGCGGTGACACGGCGCACCGGTGGAAGCAGATCACCGCTATCAACACCGGGCACGTCCCGCCGGGCCTCTCGGAAGGCAACCGCGGCGGGGTGATCGCCACGACCGTGCAGAACATGCTCTCGAACTACGTCGGGCTGGGCGAAGAGGACTACGTCACGTACGAAGGGAAATACGCGGCGATGGGTTTCGACGACGTGCTGGCGATTGCCTCGTCGAACCTCCTCAAGTCGCTGATGATCGACGAGGAGCGGATGATCCTCGGCGGCAACGGCATCGGCGGCCTGAACGGCAACGTCACGCAGGTACAGCTCGGGACGCCGACCACGCCGACGCTGACGGGGTCGGCCACGACCGGCGGCGCGCTCTCCAACGGCACGTTCTACGTCAGCGTGGTGGCCCTCACGCAGGACGGCTTCCAGCGGGCGTCCGTGGCCACGGGCGTCGTGCAGCAGATTAGCCGGACGAACGCCGATCTCTCGAGCGACACCATCAGCGGCGGCACGAGCATCCCCTCTGCCGTCGCGAACGTGACGCTCGCGGGCGGCACCTCCACGCAGACGCTTCCGATGTCCACGCCCGTCGTGCTGGGCGCCGTCGCGTATGCGTGGTACATCGGCACGGCGGCCGCGCACCAGTACCTCGCGGCCATCACGACGATCAACTCCTTCGTGCTCACCACGGCCGTGCCGGCGACCACGTTCCAGGACGCGCAAACGCTTACGGCCGTGGACTACTCGAACATCGGCACGTACGGGTTTCCGGGGTTCCTCTACCAGGGACCGTTCGTCGCGGCGTCGGGCGCGTACTACGCGGCGCTCGGCACCGGCGTCGCCGGCGCGGGCACGCAGCTCACGACCGACAACGCCGGCGGCATCGCGCAGATCAACGCGATGCTCAAGGACCGGTACGACAACTACCGGCTCTCGTTCGACACACTCTGGCTCTCCTCGCAGGAGATGCTCTCGCTCAAGATCCTGATCGTGAAGAACGGCGGCGCGCCGCTGATCCGCCTCATCGGGAACCTGGATGCCGGCACCATCAAACTCACGGCCGGCACCATCGTCGGAGTGTACATCAACCCGATCACGGGCGACGAGATCCCGATGCGCGTGCACCCGTTCCAGACGCCGGGGACGATCCTCGGGACGACGCGCGACGCGCCGTACGCCGACAGTCGGCTCTCGACCTTGTTCGAAATGAAGTGCCGGCAGGAGTACTACTCCGTGCTCTGGCCGCAGACGACGCGCAAGTACCAGTACGGCGCGTATGTCGACGAGACCCTGGTCTACTACTTCCCGCCGGGGCTCGGTGCCATCACGAACATCGCTCCAACCCTCAGCTAACGCGCGCGCAACAGGGGAGTGAGGGATTCGCTCACTCCCCCTTTGCGGCGCATCCAGGAGGATGCGGCATGGTTCGACTGTACGGGAAGGGCGCGGTCGTGCTCTCTCACGGCCACACGGAGTACCGCGCGACGGCGGGCGTGCTCACCGTGCCGCCGCAGCTCGTGCCGCGGGCGCGCGCGTTGGGGTTCACGCCGCACCGGCCCGCGGAGATGGAAGAACCCACCGGCCCTGTGGGCCCCGCGACGGCCGAGATGGCGCTGCCCGCAGATCATCCGGCGGCCGGCGCCGCCGCGGCGATCGCCCGCGGCGCGCGCGACCACCGGGCCGAGGCGCCGCCGACGAGCGCCCCGCGGAAGCGCTGAGGATCGCTACGTCCGCGTGAGTCAGCTGGCGCTGCCGGACCTCTGCACCGTGAGCCAGGTGAAGCAGTTGCCGGGCATCCCGGCAACGACCACGGCGGACGATCCGCTGTTGCAACTTCTCGTCGCCGACGCGAGTGCCGCCATCCGCGAGTTCACGAAGCGCGACCTCTCCTCGGTCAGCTACACCGAGGTCTACGACGGCACGAACACGCCGCGCCTGACCTTGGCGCAGCGACCCGTGACCGCCGTGGCGTCGGTGGCGGTCGGCACGCCGTCCGGTGGCGCGCGCGTTCCGCTCACCCTGAACACGGACTACGTCTGGGACGACACGGCGATCACCCGGCTCTCGGGCGTGCGCTTCTGCCGGGGACCGCAGAACGTGGCGGTCACGTACACGGCCGGCTACGTCGTCCTCCCGCGCGACTTGGAGCTCGCGTGCTGTCGTATCGTGCAGCTCCGCTACAAGCAGTCCCAGCACATGGGGCAGAAGTCGAAGAGTATGGGCGGCGAGCTCGTGACCTTCGACATGGCCGAGTGGCCGGAGGACGTGCTCGCCACGCTCCAGCGGTACCAGAGCCGGACCTACGTGCGCACCTTCGCCGCGGCGCCGCCCGTGCTCGCGGAGATGGCATGAGCGCGCCCGGGGGCGTCACCATTGTCGCGCGCATCGTGGGCGCGCCCGCGGTCGTGCGTCAGCTCGGGGCCACGCTGCCGCAATCGGCGCGGGCGCGGCTCCGGACGACGATCGAGTCCTTGGGCTTCCGGCTGCAACGGATGATTCAGGAGCAGCGTCTCTCGGGCCAAGTGCTCCGCGTGCAGAGCGGCCGGTTGCGCCGCTCGATCAACACGCGCGTGCAGGACACGGCGCAGAGCGTGACGGCCTCGGTCGGCACGTCGGTCTCCTACGGCCGGTTCTGGGAGCTCGGCTTCCACGGCGTCGAGCACGTGAATGCCTACGTGCGCCGGGTCTCAGGACGCGACGTCCGCCGGGCGATGGAGGGCGGCACCAGGGCGCGCGTCGCGGCCCGAGGGATCGGCTACATGCGCGCGCACACGCGGCGCGTGGACGTCGAGCCGCGGTCGTTCCTCCGCTCGGCGCTGACGGAGATGGCGCCGACCATTCGCGAGGAGCTCGCCCTGGCGATGCGCGGCCTGTAACGATGCCCCCGGCGGGCCGCGAGTCCCTGTTCGCCGCGCTCTTCGCGCTGCTGGAGACCGTCGCGCCCTTCGCGTTCACGACGCGGCTCTGGCAGAGCTGGGACGATACGCCGCCGGCGGAGAAGCCGGCGATGTTCATGACGAAGGGCCCCGAGGATTCGACGCCCAAGCTCCCGCTCCCGGCGCTCCGGCGCTATACGGCGCGGCTCGTCATGTACTTCTCGGCTGGCGGACCCCAAGGCCGCTCGACCCCGCCGTCGACGCAGATCAACAACGCGCTGGACGCGCTGGATGCGGCGCTCGCCCTGCAGGCGGGCGAAGCCCCGAGCCCCGTGGCGCGCTTTGCGCCGCCCACGCTGGGGGCCGCCACCACGCTGGGCGGGCTCTGCTACGGCGTGGCGATCGACGGCGCGGTCGAGACGTTGGAAGGCATCGCCGACGGCGGCGACGCCATGTGCATCGTCAACCTCGTCGTGTTCACCACCGCGTAACCCTCAAGGAGTCTCCCATGCTGCTCTTCGGTTCTGGAATCGCGGTGCTCGTGCCGCCGGGTGCGACCCCGACGCCGGTCGTCTGCGCGACGCTGCAGGACGTGTCGGTCGACGAGAAGTGGACCGAGAAGGAGCTCTACGGCCGCTATCAGGCGCCCGAAGACGTGGCGCGCTCCGAGCTCAAGGTGTCGGGGAAGATCAAGATCGCGCGCATCAACGCGGCGTTCCTCTCCGCCGTGCGCGCGGGGTCGACCGTGGCCACGGGATCGACGCAGCTCTCGCTGAACGAGACGAGCGCGATCCCGACCACGCCGTTCACCATCACCGTGACCCACTCGGCGACGTGGGTCGCCGACCTGGGCGTCTATGACGCCACCGCCGGGATCAATATGGCGCGCGTCGCGAGCGCCCCGGCGACCGGCCAGTACACGGTCGCGGCCGGCGCCTACCTGTTCGCCGCCGCAGACACGGGGCACAGCGTCCAGATCACCTACACCTACACCGTCGTGACCGGCTTTACGGTCACGTACCTGAACCAGCTCATGGGGGCGGCGACCACGTTCGGGCTCCATCTCTGGAACTCCTACGTCTCGAGCGCGGGGCTCGCGGCACAGGCGTACACCAAGTTCGGCGCCGTGCGCATCCCCGGGCTCTCGGCCTCGATCAAGAACACCGACTACACAATGTACGACCTGGATTATTCCATCTCGGCCGACGCGAGCGGGCTGATCTCGACCACCTCGACGACGGACTAATCGCGATGACGGCGCCAGCAGCTCCGACGCTCACCCTCGGCGGGCGCGTGCTTGCCCTGCACGGGCTCCGCATGCAGCATGCCCGCGCAGGCATCCTCGAAAAAGTGAAGCTCGCCTCGGCCGAGCTCGCGCCGGACGCGACGGCGATCTCGCCCGCGCGGCTCGAAGCGATGATCGACGTCGTGTACGCGTCGGTGGACGATCAGATCGCGCGAGCCGAGTTCGACGGGCTCTTGAACGCGCTCGGCATCATCGCCGGGCCCCGGCTGATCGCGAACGCCCTCGGTCCCGTGCTCGACGTCTCCGACTTCGGCGTGGAGGCCAAGGATGGCGCGGGGGAAGCCGCCAGCCCGGCGACGTCGACGTCGCCGGGCTCTACGGCCTGATCGTCACGGCCACGGGATGGACCTTCGGCGAGGTGGACCAGCTGCTCCTGCGCGACGCGCTCCTGCTCACGCGGCACTGGGCGCGCACGCCGCCGGCGTTCGTCTCGCTCGCCCGCATCGCGCGCTGGCTGGGTGCGGCGCCGGCGCCGAGCACGGGCGCTGCGGATGCGGCATCGCCGACGCACGAGCCCGGCGCGCCGCTCGCGTACTCGACCAAGGACGAAATCCTCGCGTTCCAGGCGCGCGTGAACGGCGTGCAGCGGTGAGCGCCTCGTGAGTAATCCGGTCGGCAGCATCGACGTCGAGATCGCGGGCTCTGTCTCGGGGCTCACGGAGTCGATGGCGCGCGCGGCGGAGTCGGTCGAGAAGACGACCACGACGATGGGTACGGCGTTCGAAGGGATGCAGCACCGGATCGAACATTCCGGCGTGCTCATCGCCTTCGCCGTGCAGAACATGCTCGATGGCCAGCAGACGGGCATTCAGCGGGCGATGCACTCGATCGCGCTCCTGGGGTTCGCGTTCGGCCCCGTACCGGGCGCGATCGCCACGGCCGCGGCGCTGACGATCGAGCACCTGCACAACCTGACGAAGGCCGCCGAGAAGGAGGTCGCCGAGTTCCAGAAGAAGATGGGCGACGCCGTGAACGCCGGGAACGTCGCCGAGCTGCAGCGGCAGTTGCAGGACGTGCTGGTCGGCACGCCGTTCGATCCGAAGAGCGGCAAGCTCGTGGCCGCGAGCCTCCTCGTACCCGGCACGTTCAAGGGCTCGCTGGAAGATTTGAAAGCGACGTGGGACAAACTGAACGCGGCGAAAACGGCGGCACTCCACGATCTGGGCGGCGCCGCCGAGGTGCGCAGTCTCCAAGGACAGCTCGACGACATCGGGAAGCAGTATCAGATCAAGAAGCAGGAGGCCGAGGCGCTCCAGGCCGATTTGGATGCGGCCGAACTCCAGCGTGAGCGCGCCGGCGCCGGCGACCTCGCCCCCGTCAAGGTCAGCGGCGGCCTGAGCGATGAGGCCGCCAAGAAGAAAGCTGCTGCGGCGGCCGTCCAACTGCACCGCGCTCTGAACGCGATGTTCGAGGAGATGGACAAGAAGAGCGAGAAGGTCTTCGAGACCACGCTCGACGACGCGCTCAGGGCCACGAGCAAGTCCGTGCAGAAGCGCCTCGAGGAGAACGAGAAGGCCGCGAAAGAGGAGGAGGAGCTGCGGCGCCGAGCGCTCCAGGCCCAGGCGGCGGACGTGAAGATGTTCGACGCCGAGGTCGCCGCCGACCAGCGGCGCACGGTCGAGGAGATGACCGCCGAGTGGACACGCGGCTTCGAACGGATTCAAGGCGCGGTGGAAACCACGTTCACGCAAATGCAGCACGCCGGCGCGCACGCCGGCGACTTCATGCGGAAGCTCGGGCAGGCGCTCGTGGCCGACTTCGTCCGGGGCGAGCTCAAGATGCTCGAGGTCCATCTTGCGACGAAGCTCGCGCAAACGGCGGCGGACAAAGCGGCGGCAGTCGCAGGCAAGGCCATTCATGTGCAGGACGCGCTCTCGAGCTTGGCCGCGAGTGCGTCGAAGGCGGCGGGGGAAGCCTTCGCCGCGATGGCCTCGATTCCGTACATCGGGCCAGAGCTGGGTGCCGTCGCGGCGGCGGCGTCCTTCGCGGCGGTCATGGCGTTCGGGGCGCTCGCCTCGGCCGCCCAAGGCTTCGACGTGCCGGCCGGCCTGAACCCCGTCACCCAGCTGCACTCGGAGGAGATGGTGCTCCCCGCACACCTCGCGAACGCCGTGCGCGACATGGCCGGTGGCGGGAGCGCGGGTGGCCAGCCCGTGCACCTGCACATCCACACGATCGACGCGGTGGACACGGCACGCTGGGCGCGCACCAACGCGCCGATCTTGGGGGCGGCGGCGCTGTCGCACATGCAGGGCGGTGGTGGTGGCGGCACGGGCGGCGTGGGGCGGCGCGGATAATGTCGCAAGCGGTCCTTCCGGTGCTCCCGGGATTGCAATGGGAGAACGCCACGACGCCCTCCTTCGAGACGAAGATTCAGACGTCGGTCGGCGGCAGCGAGGTCAGGGCGGCGTTCATGCCGTACCCGATCCGCCAGTACACGCTCGTGCACGGGTTCCTCCGGCAGTACGGGGCGTTCACGGAGATGGCGACGCTGCACGCGTTTTTCTGCGCGCGGCAGGGGGCCTTCGATTCCTTCCTCTTCGACGACCCTTCAGATGACACCGTGACGCTGCAGCAGATCGCCACGGGCAACGGCGTGCTCACGACCTTCCAGCTCGGGCGCACGATCGGCGGCGGCTTCGGCGTCGGGTTCTTCGAGCCCATCTACAACACGAACGCCACGCCCCTGATCTACGTGAACGGCGTGCTCAAGACGGCCGGCACCGACTACACGATTTCGGCGACCGGGCTCATCACCTTCACCGTCGCACCCGGTGCCGTCGCCATCGCGTGGACCGGCACCTACTACTGGCGGTGCCGCTTCGAGGAGGACGCGCTGGAGTTCACGGAGTTCGCGAATCTCTTCTGGGCGCAGAAGGCCTTGCGGTTCCGCACGGTGCTGAACGCGTGACCATCCCTGACGACGGCGCGGCTGCGCCCGAGCTCACGTTCTGGCAGCTGCTCGAGCGCCTCGCGCAGGCGTGGGGCGCGCGCCTCACCAAGTGGCGTGGCCGGCAACGGAAGCGCGTCACATGAAGCAGGCGTCCGCTGGGCTGATCTCCTTTCTCAACGGCTTGGGGCCGACGGCGCAGCCCTTGATCGCCGACCTGCTCACGATCGTACAGCAGGACGGCACGATCACGCGGCTCACCTCGGCCGCGCTCAACGTCCAGTCGAAATCGCTCGCCATCAGTTTCAGCGATTCGACCGTGTACACCTTCCTCGCCGGCGGCGTGACGTTCTCGCGCACGCGCGTGTCGACAAAGGTCGGCCTGGAAGTCGGCGACATGCGGCTCACGCTCGCCATCCCGCCGACGGCCACGCTCGAAGGCGTGCCGTGGCCGCAGGCGGTGGACCAAGGGGCGCTCGACGCCGCGGTGATCACCCTGGAACGCGCGTTCATGGCGACCTGGGGGGTGACGACCGCCGGCACGGAAATCATCTTCAAGGGCTACACCGGCGAAGCGAAAGTCTCGCGGAGCACGATCGACCTGCAGGTCAGGGCCGGCATCGCCATCCTCGCGAATCAGATGCCCCGGCGCCTCTGGCAACCGGCCTGCCTGCATGTGCTGTACGACGCGGGGTGCGCGCTGGTGAAGGCGAGCTTCACGGTGACGGGCGCGGTGGCGGCGGGCTCCACGGTCTCCGTGGTGCACACCGGCCTCACGCAGGCCGATCACTATTTCGAGCTCGGCGTGATCACCTTCACGAGCGGCGTGAACGTGGGGCTCTCGCGCCGGGTGTACCAGTCCCTCAACGCGAGCGGGGCCGTGAGCGTCGTGCCGCCCTTGCCGGCCGCACCGGCGACGAGCGACACGTTCTCGATCTACCCGGGGTGCGACAAGACCCAACAGACGTGCGTGAACAAGTTCGCGAACCTCGCGCACTTCGCGGGCGTCCCCTATGTGCCGGTGGCCGAGGCCGCGGTATGAAGGGCGTGCGGCACGACCTGCCCGCCGGCACGGGCTACCACGAGCTCGCGGTTGGCGAATACGGGAAGGCGGCGGACGGCAAGTTCTACTGCCGCACGCCGGACGGCCGTATCGGCGGGCTCGCAAACCACACCATCACCGAGCATGAGGATGGGACGATCACGGTCTCGCCGTCGATCCTGGTGGACAGCGGAAACGGCGAACGGTGGCACGGCTTCCTCGAGCGCGGCGTGTGGCGCGCATGCTGACGCGATCGCCGGCGCCGCCGCGGCCGTACCTCCCGTTCGATCGCTACCTCGCGATCGCGCGCGAACGCATCGCCGTCGTCGCCGAAGCAAGGACGTGGATCGGCACCCGCTTCCACCACGCGCAGGCGGTGAAAGGGGCGGGCGTCGACTGCGCGCGGCTCGTGGCGGCCGTGTACACGGCGTGCGGCGTGATCCAGGTGCCCGCGATCGGCTACTACGCGCCGGACTGGTTTCTCCACGAGACCACGGAACGCCTCGAGCGCGCGGTGGCCGAGTGCTGCGTGCCCGTGGAACGCCCGGACCGCGGCGATCTCGCGCTCTTCCGGTTTGGCCGCGCGTCGGCGCATTCGGCGATCGTCACCGCGTGGCCCGCGATCATCCACGCCGATCGCGGCGTCGATCGCGTGCGCGAGGACGCGGTCGACCCGGACGGGCCACTCGGCCGCCGCTTCGTCGGCGCCTGGTCGCCGGCGGGCTGGCACACGTGAGACTCCGCGCGCTGAACGCGCACTTCCTCGGCGGCTGGCACGACGATCGCGCGGCTGGCGGCACGTGAGCAATCTCATGCGGCACTTGGGGGTCGGCCCCAAGGCGCCGGCGTTCAGCACGTTCTACTACGTGCAGGCCGCCTCGTACGGCGTGCCGATCCCGATCGTGTACGGGCTCAACCGCTGCGCGCCGACGATGATCCACCTGCCGCTCCCGCTGCAGAAGCAGGGCGGAAAAAAAGGTGGCGGCGGCAAGGGCGCGCAGTTCTTTGGTCCCGTGATCTTCGGCATCTGCGAGGGCCCGATCACGGGGCTCGGGCTCATCTGGGTGGACAAGGGCCAGCCGACGTTCTACTCGGGGCACGCGGTGTCGACGGGCGGCGGCGGCACGGGCGTCATCAAGAACCAATCGGACGAGCTCGACACCGTCCCGGCCACGGGGCCGTATACGATCATCGTCCAGGCGGTCGGCGGCGCCGGAACCTACCTCGCCGACATCAACGTCTACGACAACACGGCGGGGACGTGGCTCACGCGCATTCCCGATAACGCTGTGCCCTCGCCCGCGGCCGGGCAGTACCAGCTCGATGGCACGCTGAACGGGAAATACTACTTCAACAGCGCGCAGCACTCCCATGCGGTCATCATCAACTACTACTACGGGACGACGAGCCCGACGCCGGCGTTTCCGGGCTCATGGGTGCTCCGGCTCGGCACGTCGCCGCTGCAAACCGTGTGGAGCGAGCTCACGGCGGCCGTCCCGGCGCAGGCGGTCACGTACCCGGGGATCGCCTACATGGCACACCCGGCGGCCCTGTTCCCGGGTGGGCAGGCGCAGCAGTTCAGCTACGAGGTGGCGGGCCTCGCGCAGTTCGCCCCTGGGGCCTCGCCGCCGATCTACGACGCCAACGGCGCCGACATCCTTACGGATTTCCTGACCAACGCTCTCCACGGCGCGAACTTCCCCGCCGCGGCACTCGGGGACCTGACGGCGTACCGCGCGTACTGCGCCGCATTCGGGCTCTTCTCGTCGCCGGTCATCAAGGACCAGCAGGCAGCCAGGAGCCACCTGGACGAACTCTTTGAGGTCACGAACGCCGGCGCCTACTGGAGCGATGGGCTCCTGAAAGTGGTGCCGTACGGCGACACGGCGATGACCGCCAACGGCTACACCTATACGCCGAACACCACGCCGCTCTACAGTCTCACCGACGTG